CACTGACCACAGGTAATGGCCAGGTTGAAACCTAATTTGAGAGACAACCTTAAAGGTTGGTCATTACTTGTGCGTACCAGAGTACGACTCGCGTGTTACGCCCGCGAGATTTGCTAAGGTGAAGACTGTTTTGACAGTTTGTCTTCTAAACTGGGGCTTTGTGCTCACTCACCCAAATTCGGTTGAACTTTCAGGTGATAGACTGGTGGCACGTTGACAAAGAAGAATAGAGCATAATCTACTCCCACACCCGTGTAGATATCGAGGATTCGAGTCTTGGGGGTGTTTTCGTTGAGCATAGTTGTTCTAATCGTGATCCCATCATCTAGGGTATCATCTTCTGTCGAGCCCAGATTACTTTTAAGTGTGGAAATCATTCTATACTTATTGTACATGGGTACCTCAGCCGCTAGGGCAGCTTGAGTGAGTTGGTTGGTCAATGCCATTCCTTCAATACCGGATGATGTGTGATTTACGAACCAATCGTAGGAGCTATCCCACTGACCGTCCCTGATCTGATAATCAAACCGATAGTCGGTGCTCAACTGATCTCTCGATCGCAAAAGAGCTAAATCGTACGTGGCAACTTCATCACCAGTGTTGACTTTGTACCGATGTGAGCCTCGCTCACCAAGGAAACACATTCTCATCCATGTTGAAGCTGTCCAATTGACGAAATTGTAACGTCGCGTGGAGCTGTCAACAGGTGTGAACCCACCATATTGATAACCAGGAAAAACTGGCTGTCTAGGAAATGTGAAATTATGTACATTGTACCCACTTGTATTTTCTGTTCGGAAACATTCTCTATAATAGTGCACCATACGCCTCATTAGAGGTCGCAACGAGAGCACCGCTTCGCCCATAGTAACTAAACCAATAGCATCGATAGCATCAGCTGGATCGGCCATGGCAGTCTCAACGGCATCAGTGCTAACCCCATCTTCTAGGGGCTTAGAACCGCTCTGGGGCTGGTAAAAATCAGAATTATGATTAGCTCTTGACGACCATTTATAGGGCGCCGTAGGGTCCGCAAAGGCAACATTAGATGCACCATTATAACGGATAAGCAAGACAGCACCATCTCCACCATCGGGTGTGGATAGCGCAGTTTCTACTAGTATTCTAAGTGTTCCATTTCGATAAACTCTATCGTATGATAGTTCTGTTCCGTTCGTGGTGAAGTAATCGAAAGCGCCAATACCATTTCGGCAGCGCTTCCAAAGCGTATCCTGTAACCAGGGCACCGTGATCTTAACGCGCCTATCAGACGCAATATCAATCACCTTGGTGAAATGCGTAGCTTCAATGACATCCGTGGAGTCTTCAGATTCCCAAACAACCTTGAGACGACCAGAGTGGTATGGAGAGGCAACAACTTCAATGTCAATCTCCACATCGCCACGCCACCACCTAAACAATTGAGCAACATGCCCAAAGGGAGTGCGCTGGATCGTATCGTAGGAAGGGTCTCCGCCATCAGTGTTCTTCACATCAGGCTCACAGCTAATATCCACAAGGAGGTCGTTTCTACCATCCGTGGTCTGCCAAGCTTTTGTAGCAATGATTGTAGGCCGAGTCACCAAAGAGGCAACAGCCAATTCATCAGTCCCATCGAGTCCAACAGTTCTCGAGTCAATCGACAACTCATTCTTCGGATCGAGTGTCAATCTAGACATGGGATCGCATATTTCTGGCGAGGCTAGGGAGTGGAAAGGCGAGTTCTTCACAGGCATCACATTGCTCAGAACAACGGGGTCGGAGTAACCGAAAGCAGACGCAATTGTGCTAGTCCACTCGGCAGCCGTTTCCGTGGCCTTCATGTAAGGTTTCAGTTTAGGAACTCTGTCCGCAACCCAACCAGCTGCGACAGCTACTGCTGAGGCAGTGGATGAGACAGGCGCAGTACCATATTCATCAAGGGTGCCAGCAATCGCTGTCACTCCAGAAACCACATCTTTTGCTGAGATTCCACTCTGTGGTAGGAACTCCGACAGTTCTTCAGCTGTTGTTGAGGGTGTTTCACCGATAAGGGCAGAAACTGTCGCCATAGTTGCACGCTGCCAGTTCTTTACTAGCACGCGCCTTTTCCGACGACGGATTGAAAAGCACTGAGGTTCCACATCTTCTGCAAGGACATCCCTGCTAGTGGCGCCGTACAACTCCACATCCTCCATCCAAGCATATATCGTAATCGACACGCTAGCTGGATTAGTCTTGTTTGAAGCACGATAATGGGGAACGATATCGACGAGGTCCAAATGACCCATCTCATCCCAGTCACGAGCATTCGTAATACGAATGGCTTGCTTCTTGTTGACAAATGGAAGTTTCATGGTAAAGCCCTGGTTGGTGTTTAAACTCATGACAGCATGAGGTCTCTGAGAGAGTGCGCTTCGACACAATGCGTCCAACGCACCAGTTGTATTAATGGGGCGTGTCCGCTCTCCTGTAAAATTGGTAAACGGATGGTAAGCAGCCAAGGCCTGCCCATACGAGAAGGGTGTGGCGTTAACCACAGCTTTTACGACAAGATTGCCGCGCAAGAACTGATAGTTATTGAGCTTCCGCCCCAAAATTGGGTTGTCAGCATACATACGCCACACTTTCATGTCCAACTCTCTCAAGTGCCCACCACTCGCCGAGCTCCAACTCAGTGTCTTGATGACAACAGGTCGAGCTAGGAAATCCCTTAGGGACGCACTTTGGTTAGTACCATCCTTGAATGTGGGATCGACAACTGGTTTGAAGGAGTGAATGTCTCCGGAGGAGCTGTCTAAGAAGGTAAGCTGTTGGTTCTGGGTTTCAGCCGCTGAGTCAACGATGGTGTGATCAGACGGCCGTTCTTGTTCGTTGTTGTTTCTTGTAAAAGTAGATTCAGTATTAAGAGAAGCAGGTCAGTTATCAATCATGGACTAGACCTATTAGTGTCCACGATAGGTTCCTCAAGGGTGGCACGGCAAGACCGAGGATTAAATAATCTTCTACGCCGCTAGCTGGTTTGCAATACTATATAATTGAGTATTTGTACAGTAGGATCAATACCATTACTTCGGGGTTTTGGTTAGCCGTAACACGACGTACCCTGAGACGCCGCGGGTAGACCACTAAGGTCACCCTATTCTTGTGAGTTTTCGGTCCACTGGACGACGAGCGAGTCATAAGTTGGAAATGTAGACTTCTCGATGAGACCAGTGAAACCAAGTTGGTTGATTACGTGCTTGAGCATAACACTCTTTTCTTCAAAGACCTCGCGTCCGTAGAAAAAGTATTCTCTTACTGCCGATGCGCAGCACGCTATGAATTGTGATTCAGGAGCAATCACGCGTGATCGCACGTTAATCATCAATGAACGTTCGATGGATTTCTCCTCTAGTGGTGCAGCAAAATCGCCTAGGTCCTCACTGTAGACCCACGAGCGCTTAAGGAAGGATACCTCATCCATAGGGATGTAAGGCACGCTTTCTGCTTCCTTGTCTGCCATGGTGTATACAACACCGCAGGACGCTAAAACTTGAGAGATGGCTGTGTGGTTGTACCACGGCATCTCAGGGTTCACGCCGGCGACATTGTCGTCCCCATACGTCATTAGACGAACTCCCTGTTGGAAATCGTCCACCGTGTGTTTAGGATTCAGTTTAAGCCAAGCATAACGCATGTAAAAGCTGTTAACTAGACCATTCACAATGACGGTGAGGGGGTGGCCAGAGGGGTTGGACCCAAAAATCTCAATGAGATCCCCGAAGTAGTTGGTTAATGGGAAACACGAATCCGCTGCTATCGTGTACATCGCTGTGATGTCCTCTTCATCCATGTTACCGCTCATCTTGGCGATTCTAATGATGACTCTGTAGACTAGTGCGATGACCTCTGGTGCCATGTTTTTGTCGAATTTTTTGTAGTCGCCTGCTACCATGCAGGAAGAACCGAACTCCGTGAGGTAACGATACAAATCGCCCCACGATTTACTCTGAGCTCGAATGCCCGGAGCGCTTTCGAATTTGAGATTGTTGTTTTGAACAAGTCTCACCAACCATAGGAAATGCTGCCTAACGACAACACCCCAGGGGGCGGGAGATCCACTGAAAACACGAGTGTTTCCTGCAGCAATCTTCTCGAATGTTCGAGGTTCATCTTTTAACGCTGAGTTGAATACCGGGTGACAACGGACACCATTCCGGCAGTTCTGTAAGTTTTCTTCAATCTTCCTTAGAACTTCAGGAGTGAACGTCATACGGTTGGTCTCATTCCCATCTTCATCTGGAATAGGGATCATGAACTCACGTTTCTTTTTGTTGAATGGGTACCCCATGGAGGTATCTCGAGGCATTTTGTCCACGTAAGCCACGCCGTCAGCACCATTGATGGCAACATCAAGCGGCATGATGTGAACACACTCCCAATCTTCTGGAGTGAGGTTTCGAGTGAAGTCGCGGACCATAGCATCTTCAATGAGTTGCATATCCTTATCGTCAAAAGCTGGCTTTGGGGATACTTGGTCGCGCAAACCTGCATGGAGGGGTTCCCAGCGCCTTTTACCACTCATAACAGGAGCACCATGCTCGAGTTTGAAACCATATTGTGCAGTGAGTAATTCACATGCTACACTAGGTACCACCATAGAACGCGGATGGATCATCGGATCTTTCAAAGTTCCTATCACCTTAGCATTTCCCGTCACGAAATTGATCGTGGAACGAGGGTGGAGTGGTTCGAGACGACTGAGGGGGTCTTCTTCTGTCCTTGACAAATGTGGGACACCGGGAACAATAGCTGGAGCGCAAAATTGCTTCATCATATTGACCAGCACAGGCTGGGTAACGACGACGCTTACGGCCACATGTTCTTTTCCGGCAATGTGCAGACCTACAATGACAGGACCTTGAGGGGTTTTTGCCATGAGTGGGGCGCCGCACAACCCAGCGAAGGTTGGGACAGGTAGTTCGGATTTGTACAAGTCGTATGTTTCTCCAAAGACAGCATTGTTTAGATACTGCCTAAAGTAATGAGACCCATTTGACTTCAATTGGGTGAGGGATCCGTTGTCTTCACGAAGCAAGTAAGTACCAACCACCGAAGTGGTCATACTCGTGGGAAAGTACTTCATGATATCTGTTCGAGGAGGTAGACAATCGATAGGGAACATAACCAACTCATGTTTCTTTGAGCGGACCAAACGTGATTCCGAAATGGAAAAGGTTACGTTGGTGTTCACATGTCTTTTGGGATCCTCGCGGACCAGACGACAGCGCAGAGAGCCTTCAATGATTGGAAGACAATGGTTTGGGGCGATGTAGTAATTACCCTTAATACCAAGCGCACGGAAGATTTTCGTTTCAGTTTCTGTGTCAAACTCAATATACACACAAGCCGAGCCAACAAGCTCAACTTTGGTATCGTAACAACCTTTGGACCCTCGAGAGGCCTCAGACAGTTCGAGGATGGCATCCTTTGTATCAAATGTTTCGTAGGGGTTCATCTTTTCCTTTTTCCGGCTTTTGGGAACGGTGCCTGCTGACTGCTGGGTAAATTGTGACCGCACGCGAGACAAAATTAGTCCGCCTGCCGCCACAGCAGCCAAAGCCACCAAAGTCGGGGGTGTGTAGTAAGAGTGTCGGATTTTTCGTCCTGCGCGCTCGAAAGACTGTCTCAATGAAAGAGGTTTTGTATCTGCACCAAAAAAGCGCATAACATCATCCCCAGTCGGGATACAAGTCTTAAGTCGAGCAAAAGCTGAAAAGCAACGCGAGACTATGCCAATAGCTCCCCACTTAACCAGTATGTTAGGTATCGTGTTGAGCATGAAAATCAGCATTGACAGCCAGCTCATAGCCTGAGTAATGGCGAGAGCAGCATTTTGGGGCTCCGAGTCACAGAGGGGGGAAAGAGTGCTTGAGTGGTCTGCAGGTGGCGGGCACGCGCATAAAGCGCGAACCTCACCACACTCACACACATCGAAGCGAGTTGTGTCATTTGCCGCATTAATCAGATCACTCTGATTCTTGTAGTGTTTGCGGGCTTCGTCCACCAGAAAACGCATAAGCTCGTCACAGGTCACATTCTCAAAGACAACTTCCAGTTTACTGGCATTTGCCTTCATAGAATCATGGTCAGGTACTGATCGCATAACGCGTAGATTGTAGATATTGTCATATCCGCTCGTTCGAACAGGGATCTTAGACGTATCACACATTCCATTGGTGCAGTATTCATCCTTGACATGGACTTCGACCTTGTAATGAAGACGGCGGTGGACGGCGTGTGGTGCTGTGTATTTGGCCTCAACATTCATGTGGTGAGTGTTGGAAGTGACCATAACTAGCTGAGCCCGACACGGTGTTTTGCCTTTGTCTTCAATTGCTGCTTGTTCTAGTGATGTTGGGGCATTGTTGCAAATCTGAATGATACTCGAGAGGATCACGTCCTCTTCCCCACTTGACGGTTCAATGGACCCTGCATCATCTAGCAGGATACACCACTGTCCAGTGGAGAACAGATTCCAGTGTTTTTCGAAACTGCGAGTGTACATGAACTTCGACTCAATTGGCCATCCCATGGAGGCACCAATGGTCTTGAAGATTTCAGTGGTAAGGTTTGATTTGCCGTGACCAGCTGGACCAAAAAGATGGATACCAAATGGCTGCACACGCTTGGTTTTGCTGGCCTCAAGTAGAATTAAATTCTGTAACTTGAGCGACCACTCCCGCCAATTGGCGCGGAGAGCGTGGGCTTCACGAATGCCTGTTCGTTCAGCGAGGACTTTGCACTCTTCTAGTTCGCTCACATGAGCTTCCAAGTCGGCTATGAGGCGAGTAACATCACCTTCCTCAAAAGTTTGTCCTTTGATCGCGTTCAAACGAAGATCGAGGGCCACACCACGTTCGTAGATCTGCGTGTAAGAAGCAGAAGAGTGGTAAAATGTGGAAACTATGCCGGTCTGGAGCACTTGCCAACCCGTGGAGATCAACCAGTAGGCAGAATCAGTGAGCGAGACAATGAAATCTGTAGCTCGAACGGGTCGGTTGCGGTGGGCGACGACGAGTGACTGGAATGACTCCGATTCCAACGTGAGTCCGAAGGGTGCTAACAGTTTGTAAGACAAAGCACAAAACGCCAAATAGCGTACCTTGGTAACGATGGGGTGGCTCTCTAAGGTGGTAACTGACCGCGAAATGAAGTCAAGAGCGCCTAAAACGGAATCTGCACTTCCACTCTGGGGTTGTACATCAGTCAAAACATCAGCAAGCTTAGTTCCAAGATCTGGAACCTGCTGAAGGAGGGATAGACTGACACTACCAGTGGTAAAACGCCTCAGAAAGCACGATAAAGCGGCTATAATCTGAGGCGCAGTGGAAGCAAAGGAAAGTTGGATCCTCAAGCACACCAAGCCTTCTACAACGTCAGCGATAATGGCCGAGGCAGTTGGTGGTAAGTGCGAGAGGGAATCGGTGAGGATGGAAAGACTCTGGGGGGACACATCAGAGAGGTGGAAGTTGTCCACATCAGTGCGAGTCGAAACATTCTCGGAAGATGGGGTACTGTCATAATCTTCATCACGACGGGCGAGGCGTTCAGCGTATTCGTCTCTGGACTGGTTTGCCCAAATGTCACAGTACAACTGCTCTGTCAACTCATAGAACAGATCACTGTCGGCAGTGGGTGCTTGAACATCATCATCTTCGGGGGTGTCTTCATCATCATCTTCTGGGATAGGATCAAGCACTAGGCTTGTGTAATCATCGACAGTGGTCAAGCAGGTATCCAATGGACGACCTACCGTAACTGCCGACTTCACGACGTCAGTATCACAAGTATCTGCATAATTGCAAAGTGACATATCCATCGAGTCCAAAAACTCAGAGTCAGAATGTTGGAAGACGCGCTCTTCGAAAACTGGGAACCACGGGCAAAACTCACGAAGAGGCTCGGGACAAGGTCCAGTCACGGTTGATTCTTTTTCAGTCATGATTCGCTCCAAAAGAAGCTCATACGCCGGACAGTAGTCAGAATAGACCGATGTCGACGTGCAAGTGCTCGAGTCAGAGAAGTCAGAAAGACACTCGACACGATACATAGCAGAATCAGCGGACTCATTCGATTCACTGTCACTGAAGGTGGAAGCGGTCGAATGGGGGGTAGAAGAGGAACGAAACTCATCAACGAGATACTGGAATTCACCTACGACAAGAGCGTAGTTGAGACGAGTAATATCGTCAATCTCGTATAGAGTATCATCCACAGCCGGAAACGAAGTGGGGTCAAAGGTCGGGGGGGTGGGACTCAGATTGTCATCGTCATCATCATCGTCCTCCAAAAACAGGTGAAGGAAAATGTTCTGAGTAAAAAACAAGCTAAACCACAGTCCATCGACAGTGGTATACTGATCATGTTCGTTTGTGTTGGTTGTATCAAAATCAAAGAAAAGCGAGGCTAGGAAATACGACTGTGTGCTAGCGAAGCAACACAGAAGGCACGGTTGGCGGGAACGGTGGAGGATCTTTGGGTCTAACTTCCTCCGTGACTAAATAGTCACAGTTAGCATGTTATTCAGCTTGCACCTAAATGGTCTACGTAAACGATCGGGTGTTCAAATCCGGTCGATGTAGAGCAAAGTCTAATCAGTGCAGGCATCATGAGTTCCTTAGTACTACGATTGTTTTTGGCACACACACTCTCTGTTGGAGTGCGGTCAGTAGTGACTCTATCCTGGGTTTAAGTGACACTTTCAAACATCAATTACAGATCGAAATCTATGATGAGAGAAAGGCGTCCCAGTGACCAAATCAAAATTCATGTGTTAAAACGTACGAAGCGTTCAGGGCCTAATTCTTTTGAGGGCTTGAAACCTATTTCTTCTGTGTTGGGGTGTGTATTTTATAGTCTACAAAACTACTAAAAAATCATCGGGTGTACAACTTCGGAGAAAATTCTCACAAATCCCATAAAAGGGTAAAGTCGAGCAACCATCGCTGGTTGAACGGCTAAATGCAAGAAAGAAAATCACATTTGTTCATCAAGAGAAGGTTGGTCAAACGGCTATTGCTAGTCGAATGGCCAACAATAACAATTGTGAAGCTAAAAATCCTGTGTGTACGACACAGTAAGAAAAACGTATAAGACGTGGTGGAGAAATTCCAC